TCTTGATGTGGGGAATGTAATTGGGGTTGTAAACCCTCCACCACCAACAGTACTTCCACCATTAAATGTGATTGGGTTGGTAACTGAATTTTCTAAATAAACTAAATTACCAACTAACGACATTGTTGATACTGCGTTAGCGTTAGGTATCCCTTGATTTGATTGTACTATAAAAGTGTTTTGTAAATCGTAATCCATATTTTTTAATACACCAGTAGTTAAATCTGTATCAGTAAATGTATTTGAAGCTACTACACCAAACCCCGTTGTACTACCACTATCTACATACAAACCTGTCTGAATGGTATGGGGATGTACGATTGAACCATTAATGTTAGTGGCTCCAAATCCTACACCAGATGTCCAATTTGGTAAGAGTTCTATCAGTCTATATAAATCTAAATTAGAGAAGTTACCTTCTTCATACCAATTAAAAAACTCACACGAAGTAATTTCTAAATGTCTATTACTTTGAAATTGACAACCAATAGTTCCATCAGCTATAAAACGGAATAAACAATTAAATACATCTACAAGTTCAAACCCTCTTATAGTCCAAACATTACTAGCTCTTTCTACTAATAGACTATCCAATTCTAAAATCTTAGTTCTACCATTGTTATCAGCTGAAGCTACTGTTATATTAGTAGCGTCCAATAATTTACCTGCAGCTGTACTACTTTTTAATTTAAGATTTCTAAGAGTAAAATCCTCATCTGTAACAGTAATCATATTCCCAGTCCCTAAATACATTAAACCATCAACATCTCTATTGAACCCCATTATAATATTACCTAAACTAACATCAAGGGTATTTGTAATATTGACCTGTCCTCTTACAATATATGTTGTGTTTGCTGACAATGAAATTATTCCACCACTAACAACCCCAAAGTCAGATTCTACTGAAACTTCTTTTATTGTATTACTGTTAATTGTAGGGGTTAATACTCCACCTCCAGTTGATAGTGAAGATAAATCTGTTGTTAGAGTTGGTAGTCCATTGTTTCTAGCTAACTCTAAAGTAGTAACGTTTAATGTTGAAGCTGTTACAAATGAATCTGTAATTCCTGTTACATTTACAAAGTTCCCATCATTTCTTAATAACGCTAAAGTATCTGTAGAATCTACATAAGTTCCAGATATTACAAAAGTATCTGTACCACCAACACTAACCAAAGGGTCAGCTGGAGTACCCGCTCCTGTAATTGTTGAACCATCTACCCTTATTTGAACTATAGGGTTTTGAGGGTCTGTGTTATCTGTATTTAATCCTGTAACAGACCTAACACCACTAAGTCTAACATCATTACCTTCACAGACTGTGTTCGCTAACGTACCATAGGTTGGAGTTAAGTCAGCGTTCACATTCGTTCCTACATTTGTTATTCCATTAGTTCCTACTACGGTATTGGTTACACCTCCACCTCCACCAGTTCCTCCACTGATGACATTTACTCCTATGGCTCCATCCGCTGATAGGTTTACTATCTTAAAGAAGTCATATTGATTGTTTACGTTTTCACTCATTTCTTATTTTTTTTAATACTTTTTATTACGCTAGATAGATGTATATATATCCCTCTGGTGATAATTCTACTAATTTGATAGTACCATATTCAGATACCCCTTTTACTATAGGATTCTGAGGGGTGACTATTACACAATTTAAGTTACCATTATCATCTAACGATACCCTTTCAAATAATTCTTTCCAGTATTCTGATAAATTCATAATCTTTTATTTAAAATATATATTATCCTATTCTGTTTATCTACTATTATAGTGTGTAGGATTTAGAATCTTACTTCATTGTTACTTAATCGTACTGACATTGTATAATTGTATATCATTATTTGGTTGTTCTTTTTGAACTCTAATGATTTTTCTTCTAATATACAAGCCAATAGTCTACCTTCTGGGTCTTGTAAATATACTGATGTCGATTCTAATAAATCTTTAATCAAATCATTCTCATAATCTTTAACCCATCCACTATTGATTGTTACCTTATCTCTACTTCTACCAAAGTATTGAGTCTCACCTCTACCATAAGGGTCGTAACCATATGTATCATCATTCCAATTACCCTCAGTTTTGTAATAGGTACTTCTCTCAACCTCTGTAAAGTCCTTACTCCAATAAATGAAGGGGTAACTTAACCAACTACCATATCTGTCCTTCCACATCAAATGATATACTTCATAATCAGAACAATCATCATTGATTTCAAACCATACTTTTTCTGATATCGCTCTTACACTATCTAAGATAAATGTAAAACCTTGATTTATATTTAATCCGATTATTGAACTTACTGGTGCTGCCCACTCTTGTTGGGTATCAGTTAATACAGGACAGAATGTGTCATTGGCTTTATCGTAAGCGTAGAACTGAGTTACCGCTGAAAATTCTGTTACACCTCTTTCTGTTAAATACCATCCTCTATCGGGTGCGGGTGTGATATCATCTATATACCATAGTTGTGTTTCTATCGTTCCCCCACTTAAAGTCCCATAAAAGTAATTATAACCTCCTAAAGTACCACTCTGTTTGGTATAGAGTATTTCTAACTCTGATGTTAAATCTTTGTAATACGCATCGAAGTAGATATCACACTCACAACAGTCACCACAATCGGATGACAGATATACTGAGTAATTATCAACACTACCACTATAACTTGTAAAGGGGTCTGATGTTACACCACTAAGTTGAATGTAACTACCTATGTTCGTAGCGAGTTGTTCTAATCCAATTGGTGAATACATATCCTCATAGAAAATACTTTGTTGTGACACCTTTCCTAAGAGTTCGTTATTACTATTATAGAAATCAAATCCTAATCCATTAGAAGTACTCCCTGTGTCTGTGTGAGTCAATAGGAATGATTTTGTAGAAGGTTCTATTCTATATTTCTGTGAAGGGTTGTTATGTGTTAAGAATGTAGATATCTTATTATCAAAAGTAGAACCTGTACAATCAACTGGGTCTATGTAATATGGTTCAAAAGAATCTACTGTATAATCTAATCTGTTTATATGTGCGTTATAACACTTTAAATCTGATATAGACGCTTCATTAAATATAGGGGTTATCCTACCATCAGCGAAACGAATCGAACCACCTATCTCACCACTAGCGGTAGTAAATGGTTTATCTACAACCAATATAACTCCAGTTGTAGCGGTAACAATATCTATAATCGTTGATACACCATTATAAGAAGGACGACTTGTACCATATATACTACCCCCTTCCACTGGTGAACTAAATCCAAATCCTACACTCGTTACTAATGAGTCTGAAGTAGGTACATCAACTATTGTTGTAAATCCATTATATTGTGGGTTGGTAACCTGTCCTACCACTTGTATCGTTTGTCCACTTAAGAAGTTATGATTAGTAGTACCTGTGAAACCTATGTTACCACCAAAGAAGAAATTATCTGTGTAAGGCCACTCCTCTATATCTTGTGATACTTGTATTTGGTCTCCTATTTGGAATGGTGTGTCTGTAACACCTGTAAATGACTCTGTTAAGAAACCTACATTACCACCCTCAAATCTATTATCTTCAAATCGTAATACATATTGTGATTCACTACCTATTGATAAATCATAATCAAATCTTGTGGTGTCCCCTAAGAAGGGTAAATCAGAAATGGTATCATCTAAGTTCTGTGATACAAAATCTTTTAATGTATTTGATAAATCCAATTTACATTCATTCTCTAAATCTGGGTTTAATTTATATTTTATAACTCTACTCACAGTAGATTCTAAATTAGGTCCGTAGGGTATTTCCCATAATATATCTAATACTATCGTATACTCATCTATAATACTTCTGACGATATAATAATTGGTGTGTTCATCACCATTATCTATATCATTAACAAATACTGTATCACCCTTAGTGAAACTATGAGGGGTGGTTGTGAGTAGGGACGTTAATACTATACCATTTATATTAGCGGATGAGGTTCCACTGAATTCAACCTTATCCCAAAGGATGTTAATGATGTATTTATAATTGTCCGATAACTCAGCGTCTGTATCGAATACTCTTAGGGGTATCGCTGAATACGCTCCCATATGTTCTGAAGGTTGTGTGATTACATTCATCTATCTATAATTTTATTGTTCTAATTTTATTAACTCCGCCTGTAATAACTTTTCCATTTGTTCTACTAAGGTTTCTTCATATTTCTTCCGTAACGTTGGTGAGGTTTGAATCTCTTTCATTGTATCTTTAATAACGTTTGTTGGTTCTATACCAAATTTATATATACTCCTCATAATCGGAAATACTGCGTCCTTACTAATCCCCTTTACTCTTACCCAATCTGATATCGCTCTCATTGGTGGGTATGAACCTGGTCTTCTACCTTCGTCTACCCATTGTAAGTAATCATTGGATATTAGTTGGTATTGTATTATATCAGCGGTATCCCTTAACTTATAACTGATTGAATTGATTAACGCTCCTGACGCTGATTTACCTCTTTGTTTAAGTAACCTTATAAGGATTTTAACATAGTCCTTACCAAACTCATCCATCAACTTCTTATCATATAGTGTTATCTTCGCCATTATACTATTGGTGTTGAACAATTAAAGTGTATTAGTTTTAAGGGTACATCCGCTACCCATCCAGTTACCCTATCATCTGTATCATCAAACGTTGGTTCAACAGTTACACTCTCATCCATTAACTTAACACCTTGTACCCCTAACTGAGAGGAGATGTAATTGATGAGGTCTTGTAGTATCTGAAAACAATCTGAGATGATTTCTTGTTGGTTATCACTATCTAATCCATTCTCATCCAAATAATTCTTCTGAGAGTTTATTTGGTCTACTATGATAAATGTTAATGACATCTCTGGTATCTGTGCTTTGTTGGATACTACAATAGTAGAAGGTCCTCTATGTGTAATCCACATATAAGGGAAATCCATTTTACGAGATACCCCTATTTCTGATGTAGGTCCGTATCCGAAATCTTTTAATTGTTGATGATTCTGAGAGAAGGTATCAAACTTCTTTATCAGTTCATTCATTGTTACTATCTTTGTGGTTCCACTTAACGCCATATCTATCTTGTTTTTTGTTTCATTAATGTTTCTCTAACCTTTGAATCTTCGTGTAGGTACGCCAACCAATTTAAACAACTTATATAATTCTTTTCATATATGTCCTCATCTGTACAATTTAGTTCTTTGATGAGAAGATGAATAATCTTATGCCATTTGAATTGTGCGTTTAATTCTGTCGGTCCTGTTATACTATCAAATCTACTTTTTTTCTTCTTTGTTATTATTGGTTTTCCGAATAATGATTTGTAGGAACCTCTAATCCATTCCCGCCATCTGAAAAAAAAACCATAATGGCGTATACCTGTGATATTGGTAACCTCCTAAATACCTCTACTCTCTCTTCTAAGAATGAAGATTTAAAGGATTCTAAATTACCCTTTTTAGTTTTCTTTCTTAAAAAGACTGTTAATAATTTATCGAACACATTCATAACGTTCTCATTAGGGGTGTCCTTAATCAATGTTTCAATCGTAATCGTTTCACCCATTGTTAATTTATTAAAATCATTCTTAACCCAATACGTATCACCATCTATCTCTACATAATCACTCTTCTCTATATTCACCTCTTCTTTGGTATACAATAGAGTATCTTGTATTAAATGAAATTGGTCTACTGGTACCATCTCTATGATGTCCATTGGTATACCTGTCATTATATGTGTCATCTTTATAACGGTGTTAAGAGGGTTCTTCTCTTCTTTAGCGTTGTTCTGTAATTCTACTAATTCCATAAATTGTTCTACAGTAACCTCATCCCAATTCTCTGGGACATTGAATGATTGTGTATCATCATCAATATTAAAATTTACTTTTATCATATGTCTTTTCCTTTTATTATAAATATTATTATCCTATTTATGTTTCTACCTATTCTTCTTCTTCATTATAGTGTGTAGGATTATCCAATTCTAAATGGACGTGTACCTGTGGTTCTCTTACCTAACTTCATCATCGCTCCATACCTCATAGCGTCAATAGCGTGATTATGTGAATCGATTGGAATGTTAAGTGTATTACCCTCTTTATCTTTCTTCCAGTTATATTTGGTTAATTCATCTTTAAGATTTACAGAACGTTTAGTTATCTTAAGGGGGTATTGTTGTAAGATATTAATTCCAAAGATAATACTATCCTTACCTTTGGTTACAGGTTTAACATTATGTCCGTACCTTTTTAACTCTTGTATAGATTTAGGTTCACTACTATCAGCGAACACTTCTCCTACAATCCCCTCAGACTTCATTATATTCGATATGTCGGAGTTTAACAACCCTTTCCTATAGAATACCTCATCGATAATTAATTCATCGTTATACTTATACAAACCAATAAGGGAACTGGGGTCGTTGGTAAACCCAAAATCCATTCCATAACAAATTAGTTTAGCGTCCATAGGTATCTTATCTACCTCATTCCAATCATCAAAGATGACGCCCTCTAAAGTCCCGATAGAACCTTCACCATAAACTTTCCACCAGTTGTACCAATAATTTGATGTAATACCTTTATCTCTGTTTATCTCTAATTGTTTAACTATCTGAGGGTCTAACGCCTCATTATCCAAATAGGTAAGAATGAGTAACTCTGAATCCTCTTCCTTTAATACTTCATTGTGTGCCCAAAATCTATGGGTAGGGTTGAAATCGATATAGATATCTTTGTTGGTACGAATAGATAATTGTAGGTACGCTTCATAGGATACATTGTTCGCTTCATTGATATAGAGAATATTTCTTCTCGCCCCTCTGAGTTTGGATTCATCATCAACACTAAAAAATTCTATATAACTCCCATTATGAAATTTATATTTTAAATGTGTCTTATTAAAGTCTTCTGAGTTAAACCTATGGGTTAGTTCCATTATCTTTAGAAAGTCTTTGAGACATCCTCTACGGAGGTGAGGGACACTCTCTGATACTATACTTATCTCTAAGTTTGGTTCTTTGATGGCTCTGTCTATGAGAATGGGGAGAATACCGAAAGTTTTACCAGCGGATGTTCCTCCTTGTATAATTTTTTTTCTCTTACTTAAATCTCTGATTTTATCTATAGCGGTTGTATAGACGAATTTATTTTGTTCCTCCATCCTTATCATCTTTCTTCGGTCCGAATAAGGGTTGATACTGATGAGTGATTTCCTGTTTCTCTGTGGCGTTTAAACCTAATATTTTACACATCACCTCTATGGCTTTGATTGATGCGGTAGGTCGTCTTTCCATTTCGTTTTCCGTAATCTCTTTCAATATATTTAATAAATCCGTAACCTTTGTATCTGAGTCTTTAAGAAGTCTTTGTTGATGTTCATCTATCTGTTTTTTGATTTCAACCTGTTTCAACAACCGTTGTCCACTCGAATACGCAGTCTTTTTACTGTAACCAGATACGATGGCCGCTTGTGTAGCGTTACCACCATTACCTAAGTATTCTTTAATAAATTGTCGTTGTTTCAATGTCATCTTAACAGTCTTTACACTTCTTTCGTCTCTTATCGTTTAGTTTAGTACCACACTCTGTACAAGTACCTTTAGTCTCTTTTACTTCGTCTACAGTGATATTGTTATGGTTAAACCAATTCTTATATCTCTTAATGGTGAACCTTATTTGTCCTCTACACTTACCACACACTACACAATGTTTATCAACATACTTATTCATTAGTGTCTGTAATGAGAAAGCGTCTTCTTTAGTAAATCTACTTAAAGAGAATAATCTTTGTGATTCTTTATAATCGTTTATTTCCATTGTTATATAGTTTATTATTAAATATAAATTTTATAGTTTTGTTTTGATACTGTCTATTTTATGTTGAATATCAATATATTTTTGTTCTGTGTCTTGTAACTGGAGTTCCATTTGGTTTATCGTTTCTTTATATTTTACATTACCCCATAGAATGTAAAGAATCCCAACCAACATTATGATTGAGATTATCTTTGTATTTCTTTCTTTATCTTCCATTATCTTATTATATCGTTTCTATCTTTATTCATTACCGTATCTTTGGTATATATCTCTAATTCAGTTCTTATTCTACCTTCTCTATTTAGTTTCTCCCATCTCTTCTGTGCTTTCTTCTTCCACCATTCTATTATATAATCTAATTTATGTTTATGGAAGTTCTGTCCTTCTCTTAGTTCTTCACCCTTTGTTATATGTTCTATAACATTCTCATATCCATAATTAGAGTAATAGAAACGTTTTTTGGTAAATGACTTCATTTTCTCTTTTGTGAATTTATGGAACTCATTATATTGTTCTTCATCCCATTGTTTAAGATTTGACTTTATAATTGATATCACTTTTGTAAACTCTCTCATCTTAGGACCACTTCCTTTAGGACTAACTAAACGTCCATCCCATTCCTCCATACCATAGTATTCTCTGAAAGCGTCTAAGAGTGGATAATATACCTTATTGGTAGGGAATAGAAAGTTATTACTCTCTGTCATTCCTATATATCTAATAAATGGTTTTAATCCATCGTATTGACTTACGTTCTTTATATCACCATATAGTGAAGTAGTTTCCCAATGTATAACATTAGTATTATACTTCTTATTGTAGATATCTCTTACTTCGTGTGAATTACTTATTAAACCAATTAACTTACCTCCTAAACAATTATATCCAAATGGTTGTACAGGAATGATTTGACATCCATTCACCATATGTTGATTAACTAATTTATTATCTACTTGTTGTCCAAACATCTCATTACGAGGTCTGATACTTAGTATTGGTGACGCTATTCTCGTAAACCCTAACCATTTACCAGTTTTGTTTTCTTTTATCCCTATATTAACTTGTCTACCTATTTGTGATTCCAATGGCATTGAACATACTGTTTGGGTATGTAGGTTATGAAAACTACCATCAGTTACTTCTATACTAATATCCATATCCTTTGGTTCCATTGTCCAATCATTAAACATATCTTTACCAATATGTAAGTTATTTAGGTTCTCTACCTTTTCTTCTTTTTTATAAATGAAATAATCAACGATATTCTCTATTGAATCATACCATCTTACTAAATCATCTTTATACTCTATAATCTCTTCTATAATCATTTTCCTTATTTTAATTCATTTATTACCATCTCCCTTACCTTCTTTACTGTTTTCCATACTAATACGTGGTCTAAACTATATTCTTCCTCTATATTCCTATATGTTCTATTGTTGAAATAATACTCATTAAACATCTGATGTTCAAACCAGCTGATTGGTAATCTATTTAGTATATGTTTTATTGTACCTAATTTATGTTCTTTTTCTATCTTCTGTAGTATATCATCATTATTACTTTCATCCATAATGTCTACACCATCGTCAAAGGTACTATAATCAGTTATACGGATGTTTTTATGAAAACTGGATGTCTTACTCCTTATTTGGTTTGTAACCGTCTTAATGAAGTAATATTTGAAATATCCTTTTTCCCATACTCCCTCTATCTTTTCTTTATTTTCTAAGTATCCTAATGATATCTCACTTATTAGTTCTGGTTTTAAATGAGAATTGGGATGTATTATATTCTCAATAATCTCATCCCATATGGTTCCCTCAGTTGTAATCTCTTTAAGTATGTCGTTTATTTTCACTTCTCTCTTTTCTATAGTTAATTCCATTCTTTTATTTATTTATATAATCTTTAAAGTATTTTGTTTCAGTTATTACATCTGTAGTGTTCTCAAACAATTGATAAAACTCTTTTGTTAATAGTTTTGGTGAGGTATATTCCAAAGAAATTCCACAATTAATCAATATATATAAATCTTTTAACTGTGTATGTAATACTTTGGACTCTATTGAATATTACTAATGTTGTTGTCACCTTTGTCAGTAGGTTGTATAATATATCTATTGACTTATCGTGTGACTTCTCTAATTCATCTGCTTCCAATTCAAATAGATTCATCATATTATATTTTAAATGACATCTATCAAAGACATCATTTAATTCATCTCTAAGGAAGTTATATAAGTCATCTGACATATCCTTACCATTGAGGTGTTTTTGTATCAAACTCTCCCAATGTTCATCTCTATATTTACTTGTATACTCTTTCATCTGTTCGTCTATTTCTACCCACTTAGCCAATATCTTGTCTATGTGGTCTTCAAATTCATCATTAATCATTTAATTGTTGTTTTTTTATGGTTATGTCTTCCCCTTCAATCTCATTGTATCTAAACATTAGATATTTGGTGTATGATATCTCTTCATCTAATTTCTCTACTTCATCTGTCAATACATCAATATCCTCTATGAATATCTCTTCACCTTTTTTCATTCTTACTAACGTTGATGTTAATAATGAGTTTAATGTTGATACTTGTTTTGTTAAATTTACTACTTCTTCTTTTGTCATTTTTCCTTTTTTTATTTTAGTTGTTATTAATATTCTAATACTATAGCGTCTTCAATTTTATAGTTTACCATCGCTTTCCATTTACTACCTCTATTCGGTCCAGCGGTAGCGATAGGACACCATTCGTATGAAAGTGTCGTAGGAGTCTTTATAATGTCAAATATTAGGACTTTACGACTCATCGGATACGCTGCGTAGTAATATAATTTGTTAACGTCTTTACCCATTTGATTATATGGTTGGAATAGTTCCATCAGTGCGTTCACCTTATCTAACTCTATAACTGCGGTTGGATACTTATCGTGGTCGAATGTTCTTACCTTTACTTCTCCCATTACGTATGAGTTACCACTCATCATTATAAAATCATTTCTTTTGAATGAACCAATCTCTGACTCTTCTTCCATTTTATGTTCTGGTTTCATATTGATGTACCAATCCATAAATTTTCTTTCTCTTGTTTCGTACTCTTTAAATGTTGTACCCATTGTTGTGTGTGTTTTAATTTATGTTATTATACTAATAAATATGTAGTAATTTCCAAAAGTTCAAAAAAACTTTAAATTAATAACAAAACCCCTAAGAAAAATGGGAAATCTTAGGGGTCTCTTAACATAAATTTATTAAACTCATTATATAAATATGTAGAAATTTTTAAAAGTCTGATTTATTTTACTTTTTTTTTATAATTTTTACATAATATCTTCCTTTTATTAGTTTACCGTTGCCTATATGGTTATTAATAGAGTTCTGTTTGATATCTATATCTTCACATATTCTTGCTTTTACAGTATAATCTTTTTCCGTATTCTTATATGTATCAAAAACTCTATAGAAAAAATCATTACCATCACCCCATTTACCTTTTCTATTCTTCCAATCTGGATAAAACCATCTGCTTCTTAGATATCTTATAACAGTACGGTTAATCTTTTCCAATTGATATAAGTCCATATTGAGGTATTCTGATATCTCTGGTAGAGACATACCTTCCCTTCTTAAATCAAATAATACTTTATCTATACCTTCGTCAATATTATTATTTAAGAATTCTAACATCTCCTCTTGTCTATTGAAGTATTCCATAGTATCTGTACCATCATCGTATCTAAAGTTGTTAGAATCACTTATATCTATGTCTACGGACGTATTGGTATGTCTTTGTTTATCTCTTAGATACTTTAAACAATTATTTCTTCCAGATATAAATACATAACCCTTTATTTCTTCCCACTTAGGTATCATCTCACCTTTTTGAATCTTTTCCCATACATTAATAAATAAATCGTTGATGATAGTTTGTCTATCTGTCTCATCTTTTATTTGGTAGTAGTAAGGATTCTTTGTTATTCTTTCTTTGATATGTCCTAATAGTTCTTCATCTCTCATATTTTTCCTCTCATCTCATTTAAATCTTTTGTTATTTTTTCGAAGTTCATCTTCAATGTCTCTAATTCATCCTCTATCAATTTGATATATTCTTTGTCACTGGGAATAATCTTTTTAGATATCAGTGTGAATTTAATGATATTGGTATCCTTTCTTAATTCTTCTTGCCTCTTACTCTGTCCCATAATCTATTTAGTTTTTCTTTTCTGTTATCACAACCACAGGAATTACCTGTTACCCAATTGGTGAATCTCTTAATACCTGTAATGATTGTTATTTTTTCTATTATATCTCCTAATCTCATATATATATAAATATTCAGTATTTGGTTTTGTTTTTTCCTACACATTATAATGAAGGGATAGAAACAATAATATAATTTATATATATTATTATGTATTTGTACTTACTTACTATTATAGTGTGTAGGATTCTAATCAAAAAAAATAAAACTTTTTTTATAATATTGACAACTTTTGAAAATTACTGTATATTTATTAATATAACATAATTTAAAATACAAACAAAATGGAAAAAACTATTGAAAAACTAAAAGGACACACCTACCTTTCTAAAACAGGTGAACCAATCAAATCACCTCGTATCAATTACGAACAAGTATTAGAAACGTATTCTTACCTAATTACAAAGATGAAGGGTAAAGTATCTCAAAGAGTTCTAAGGTTAGCGTTTACAGATAAAGCCAAAGACTTCACAAACGTTTTATTAGATGATGGATTCATTAAAAT